GGTGAACGGGGATTACTGGCCCGGTACCGAAACCCAAGGTCTTGGGAAGGTCGCGATCCTCGCGGATTGTTCCGGCTCCATGAGTACGGATGAATTCACCCTCGCCTTGGAACATTGCAAGGAAATCATCGAGGAGATCGAACCTGAGTGCGTGGCCCTCGTGCAATTCGATCACGAGGTCCAGAGCGCGGAGATCTTCGACGGTGGCGACGAGCTAGGCGAGATCAAGCGCAACGGGTACGGGGGCACGCTAATCGCTCCCCCCTTCCGCTGGCTCGCAGAATCATCTGAATCGTGGGACTGCTGCGTGGTCCTTTCGGATCTTGGAATTTTTGATTGGGAGGAGGTACCCCACCCAAATTTCCCCGTAATCTTCGCGGACTGCTCTGGGTACTGGAGCAGCGAGAAGGTGCCCTTTGGAAAGAAGATCAAGGTAACCAAATGAAAGGAAGAGAAGATGGATTGGAAAGGTACGAACCTGCGTCTGGCGATCCCGGTGTGGAAGCGCATCGACAGAATCGCGAAGCAGAATCACAGAAGCGTGACGAACCAGATGGAACTCTGGGTTATGAAGATGCTCGAGCAGGAGGAGAAGAAAAAATGATTGACCGCGAAGACGGGGAACTCGCAGCAATCCATTGCCTAGTGGTTGCGCGAGACGAACTCAGCAAGATCCGAAACAACGGGTACCTGCGATTCCAGGAGGAAAAATGTGATTCCTGTGGGCTGGAGGCGAAGAACCCAAAGTCACATTGGATTGCACTTCAGGCCGTCGAGTCCGGATGGAACCGGGTGAACCGTGCGCTGAAGGAATTCGGTGCATCGCACCTGCTCCCAGCAGATTTCTCGGAAAACGGATCCGCAGGATCCCCTGAGACGAGAGATCTCGATGCAACCCAACCTGAACTACCCCCCGAAACGGAGCAGGCATGAGGGAACAGGACATGGATAAAATCACCGAGGAAGCGGACAGGGTTCTGGAGATTCTGGAGCAGGCGGAACTCACCCCCGCGGAGGCGGCGACGGTTTGCGTGGTGAGCCTGCTCTGCCTGACGAAGGCACCGGACGTTGCCCGTGGACTCCTCGAACACATCATCGAGGGCGTTCAGGAAGGGGAGGCCATTGAGGCAGAGGAAGAACGGGAAAGAAGGAAACTCCACTGATGGGCGTCTTTGAACTACTCGCGATCCTTTTGGTGGCAATCGTCGGAGCATCAGGCGTCGGAATGATTCTTGGCTGCGCGATCTTCGTCGTGACGAACTGGCTGGAAAGGAAGGGCCGATGAAGGTCCGGGTGGCATTCACGGTCGATGCAACCGATGAGCTACGCAGGGCGATCCGCCTTCGTCACGGGGAGGAAGGACTCGCGACCCGCGAGGAGGTGCGCCGCTGGCGCATCGATCAGTCGGAAGCGAGCGACGATATTATTTTATGGGAGCTAGAGAGAGAGGAAGAAAATGAATAGAAAATTGATTCTGGCAATGATTGTACTCGGGGCAACCCTGGCTATCGCGGAGGTCGCGGTCTGTTACAACTGCCTCGCCACCCCCTGCTACAACAAAAGCGCGTGCCTTCCGGGCTGCTCTTGCGTGGTGGCAGCGGGCGATGACGCAACCGGAGTGTGCGTCGGAATTTACTAAGGGGGGATAGGGGTGTGGGGTTGCGACGGCGACCCCACTTTGCGGAGTGACTGAACATCCACGTTCCAGAGTGGAAAGGTGCGACGGACGGGGAGCATGGCCTAATGGCTGAGGACCCGTGGCAGTTGGCGCGAGTAGTCCGGACTATCTGGGATACGAAAGCTGCGGGTAAAAAGTAAATCCCGCCTCCGACCCCACCCCCGCAGTAGGAAACGAAAGGAAAACGCAATGGCAAGCAAGACGAAAAAATGTAGCTGGTGCAAGAAGACTCTGAGCTTTGACAAGTTTGGCCTAGACCCAAAGACAAAGACAGGAAGGAAATCTAGGTGCAAAGCATGCGAAGCACTGAAGGCGGCGGAGTCTCGGAAAAAGAACGGCCCGTGGATGCCACACACCCCAGAACAGAAACAGCGCCAAAGGGACAACGAACACCGGTACAAGAAGTCTCCCAAGGGCCTCGCTGCGGCGAGGGTGAGGGACCGAAAGCGCAGGAAGACACCGGAAGGCAGGGCGATGCGAAAGCAGTATCGGGAATCAGAGAAGGGAAGGCAGGCGGCGGTAAGGGGTGCAGCAAAAAGAAGGGCGCGAAAGCTGGAGCAGCTTTGCGGTTGCTGCGATCCCAACGAACGCGAGCAGGCCTACGCAGCCGGGTGGATCGAGGAGGACTGCTACATCTGCGGGGCACCCGCCGACAGAACGGACCATGTCATCCCGCTGGCTGCGGGGAAGCCGGGTGATGGCCTGCACTGCATCAAGAACTTCCGGCCCATCTGCAAGGACTGCAACGAAGCAGGCGGGAAGTGGTACACCCTGTGGCCCGCGCATCTGGGCTGGGATGAATCGCCCGGATGGGAGGAGTTCGTGACATCAAAGCGGGCCCTTGCGGTGGCAACATGACGGGGACACAATCACCCGCCTTCCCGTTCTGCGCTGCGTCGGGTGACGTACGCGCAGGGAGGCGCGGGGAGAAAAAAGGGCGGCGGGGTTCGTCCCCGTCGCCCTTTCCTTCTGACTACTGCCCGGCTTGTTCCTCAAGGCTGCGTGGCAACCATTGCAAAATGCATTGTCCACAGTGCGGGTACTTCACCGACTGCTCGGAAGGAACCGCTGCCAAATCTCAGGAAGAGAGTCCTTCCTAACCCCACGAGCGAATCATCTTTACCTCCAACGCAGCAACGTCCTCCTGCTGTGCGTACAACTGCTTCTCTGCAATCTTCACCTCTTCCGAACAGCCGCGCTTGCTTACGTCGCTCAACTTCTTCTTCGCCTTCCTGACCCCCTGCAAACCAAGCGCGTAGTCCTTCTTCAACCTATGAAGTGCCTCTAGTCCCAAGCTCATCGATCCCTCCTCCGCGGGTCACGGACCCCGCTCGTTCCAAAGAAACTCACCAAAGAATCCAGTCCCTCGTAAAGGGCATTAAATAATGCCGACTTAATTTTCTTATTTTCTAGCACCACAATGATTGTAGTTTTTTGAGCCTGGTGTGATGCCCGTCGCAGGGCCTGATGCGCCCCGCTTGCGATCATGATCCGAGAACTGATTGAACCCTCGGCATCCCGAAAGGTGCCCATCGAAACCGCGTCCGGGTCAGAGGAGCGCGGGGTTCCCCCGCTCTTCACCAGTACATCAAGGAAGCATTCACCGGCACTGTGTTGGGGTGCGCTGATAGTCCGCGCAAGGAACAGGCGATCTAGTTCGCACTGGTCCGTCACCCTCGCCCGCTGCATGAGGCCCCGGAGGTCGATGGACTCAAGAGCAACGTGGTGGTGGTTGCGAAGCTCCGGCGTGCCACGCTCAAGGTTGGGCGTGAAGAAATCAGAACGGGATGTCGCTGCCATCGTCTTTCTCCGTAAGCTCGAGGGACTCCTGTTCAGCCATTGAGGGAACGTCCACCTCCGGCCGGGGATCCTCGTCTTCAAAGTCCTTCGAGTCCCCGCTCCGAACCCGTGACCAATCGATTTCCTCCAGAAGCTCGGTCCCCCCAACGCGGGACTCGTAGCGACCGCTCGAAAGGTCGTAGGTGAGGTACGCCGTACCCGGCTGACCGAACCACTTGAACCTCACCTTGTGGACATGAACGTCTGTCTCGAAAGAGTCCTTGTCTGCGTCGAGGGCGATCAGGTAGGTGGCCCGGTTGTACCAGTGGGCGGACCCGCTGATCGAGTAGGGGCCAACGCCACCGGCCATCCCGCCCTCCTTTGTGGGGTGGGCGACCACGATACAGAGGGCGTTGTTCTCCAGCGCCCAGACCTGAAGCTGGGCCAGAAGGGAGTTCACCCGGTCTGTCTCCGAGGCCCCGCCCGACTCACGATCCGAGACGTAGTTCCACGGGTCGATCACCAGACCGAAGCAACCCTCCGGCTTTAGCTGTGCGATGCAGGCATCCGCACGATCCAAGATGGAGCGCACGCTGGTCCCCGCCTCCGCGGGAAGGAACAGGAAGTTCTCGTCAACCCATTCTCTCGCAAGTTGGTAGTCCTCGTCCTTTGCCAGCACCTCATCCCCAATGATTGGAGCCCTGGCGCGTTTCGCTGCGAGCTTTGAAACGTGAAGCTCGCCGTTGTTCTCTGGGGAAAAGACCGCAAACTTCCAGCGACCGTTCTCCGACAGGGACACCATGATCTGGTCTACCAGTTCCGACTTCCCCGAACCGGGGATCCCCGTGAACACCGCAAGGCCGGGGTGCCATGTAATGAGCTTGTCTAGGGATTCGATTCCAACGTGGGCACCCTCCGCGAACCCGTCCTTCCGCAGGGTGTCTATCACCGGGAAGAAGGACCGTGCCCGAACGATGCCAGACATGCTGGGCTGGGTGTTGGTGAGGACCGAACGCAGGGCGTCAGGTCCGAAGCGCATGAGGATCTCGTTGAGATCCTTGCAGCCTGCGGGGTAGTTGAGGGTGTGGGATCGCTTGCGTCCAACGAGGTCCACGAGCGCATCGGTTGCCGTCTTCCCCTTCTCGTCGTTATCCATCCCGATCACAACGCGCGAGAAAGAATTCAGCTTGGCGTTGATGGCCTTGAGAACGTTCTGTGCTTGCGCCCCGGTGGGCGCTCCGTTGGGTACGCTTACTGCGTTGAACCCAACCTGACGGGCAGACTCGCAATCGATTTCCCCTTCGCAGATCACCAAGCACGGGTCGTTGTAGTCAATCAGTTCCCTGCGGTACAGCCCCGCCCCGCCGCCCTTGACTTCCCACTGGACCGCCTTCTCTCCTCCGTTTACCCGCGCAATCCATTTGATGTTCCCGTCCAGACGGTACGGGAAACCAATGGCGTGGGCCTGATCCGAGTTGAAATACCGAACGCTCGAAAGAAGGTCCAGCTTCGCTGCGTCGATACCGCGATCCCCTAGGTAGTCCACATCCTCGGCGCGAAGGTCCCCGAACTCCTCCCACTCGATCTGGGGGACGGCGGAGATGATGCCGCCCCCGGTGGGCTTGTCCTTCCAGACATGGCCGGATTCGCCGCAGTGGTTGCAGTAGTAGACCGCCTCGTCGCGCTCGTAACTAACAGCAAGCACGGGCTTCCGGCGGTTGGTCTGGGTGCTGCGGTCCTCGGAGCAGGCGGGGCACGTTAGGTAGATGCGCCCCTCATCAATGGCCTTTGGTGAATTGTAGATATGATCCCGAAAGTCGATTCCCATGGTTCCCCCAATGCATTAACGTTTAACTTCATGTTTCTTTATTACGTAGTAATAAAGAAACGTAGGTTTAACGTACATGTACGTTAAACGTACATGTCTTATTAAGGGGGAGATCTTTTCTGGCCGAGGGGATACCCCACGCCACGGGGTTCTGTGGGCCTAGTTGACACAGGGATTTGGAGAGGGTAGGTTGATCTTGAGCTTGCCATTGCTCCACTGTACCCCGGTATGGTGATGAAGGCCAGCGGTTAATCGCCGCTGGCCTTTTCGTTTGAGGCCCCACCGATGGTGGAGAAGACCGTCTCTTGGAAGAGCTTTGTCCGCAGGGGGAAGTCGTAGCGCCCAAGCTCCTTGAAGGTATCGAGGGTACGCTCTGCGTTAACGTTGGAGGCCATGCAGGCGAAGGCGAAGCCCTCGGTCTTGAGCCACCGCATCACCTCAAGTGCCCGACCTTCCGACCGACAGAAGTCTCGGAACGCCTGGATCAGGACGGCTCGCCATAGTCTGCGGGCAGACGCAGTATCCTGATCCGTGAACGGGGATTCTCCTTGTCCAAATGCCACCGGACAATCTTCGCCCTCACCGACCTGTCGTTCTTGTAGACCAGATCCTGCATCAGATCGAGTATCAGGCTCTCGTCTAGGTCTGGACGACGGCTCCTGTACCAGATGTCCAGAACGGCCAGCAGGCGGGATCCTCCATCGTCTAGGAGGGGCTGTCGCCTCGGACACTGCAAGACGAATGACTTTGCATAGTCGAGTGCCTTCTTGGAGCGGATGACCCGCGGGCTTCCCTTGAGGTGAACGATGCGACGGCTGTTCGCCTTGCTGGCTGGTTCCCCTAGGATCGTCGCGTCGAAGTCCCAATGCATTGACACCCCCGGTGGGTTGTTATCGCTACTTGAGGGTTTCCGCAAGGTTGGGGGAAGGAGTTGCACACAGAATCTAGCCACAATCGATTCTGTACACCTTGGTCTTGCGTTTCCGGGGCTTACAACCATTGGGGTTTCAGCGACCGGGGCGGACGCTGACCGGTACGGCTTTGGTTGCGAGATACGTCACGCGTTGCTAATGTGACGTTTCTTCTGAGGTGAGCAATGGCAAGAGTAGTGAATCGGCATGGTGCCCCCGCATCCCTAGTGGCGTTTGCGAACGCCCCCCACTATGACTCCGGTGATTCCGATATCACCGTCACGCAGTTGATCGATGCACCCCGCATTCGGATCCTGCGTGATAAGCACGCCGACCAGATCCAAGACGATGTATATGAAAACATCTTTCGTCTGGTGGGTACCGCGATCCACTCCATCGCGGAGCAACATTCAGGTGGCGTGACGACCGAAGAGAGAATCCACATTCGCGTTGGCGGTAAGGATGTCAGCGGTGCCATCGACGTTCAGTACACGAACGAAGACGGGCTGATGGTCATCGGGGACTACAAGTTCACCTCGATCTACAGTCTCAAGCACCCCGAAAAATTCGAGAACCAACTCAACCTCTACTGCTACCTCTTGGAACACCGGGAGCTTCCACCCGACCACTGTCACGTTGGTGGGCTAGAGGTCTACGCAATCCTGCGCGACTGGTCATGGCGCAAGGCAGAGCGGGAGGTGGGGTACCCGAAGACTCCAGGAGTCACGGTCAAGATCAACCTCTGGGAGAGGGAGCGCCAGCATGAGTACCTGCTGGAACGCTTCGATGCCCACCGCGCAGCGGACACCACCTACGAGCTAGGTGGAGACATTCCCCCCTGCACGAAGGAAGAGATGTGGGAGAAGGATCCCACCTTCGCGGTGCGTAGTGGTAGGCGAGACAAGACGGCAGCAAAGAAGGGCACCAAGGGGAGGGCGGTGCGCGTCTTCAGTGATGCCGAAGAGGCAGACGCCTACGCAGAGGACGACGAAGACTTGTTCGTAGAGTTCCGTGCCGGGGAGAGAACCCGTTGCGAAAACTTCTGCGACGTTGCCCAGTTCTGTGACCAGTGGAGGGAGTACAGTGGACAAAACGACGCCGAAGAAAACGACTGAAAGGGAGTTGGCTGAAGCCATTGCGGCCTGCGTCAACGACCCACTTCAGGAAAAAGACCCCGATGGGTTCTCAGCGTTCGTCAACGCTATCGAGAAAAGGCTGACTCAGTTGGCTTCCGATAGTTACAACGAAGGATTTCAGGCTTGCAATAACAGGTGGAGAAACGCATGACAAAAGAGAGAAGTGAAAAAGAAAGCGTTTATCGGGAAGTGTGGAACACGCTTTCCAAGGTGGACGTAAACGAACACGCCCAAGAAAAGGCAGGGCTTACCTACCTCAGTTGGGCGTGGGCTTGGGGAGTTCTGATGGAACACTACCCCGAGGCAACCTACGAATTTCCAGACGAAAGGATCTACGCAGACGGTACCGTCTCTGTGGAATGCGTTGTCTACATTCGTGGGCACGAACGTTCCATGTGGTTGCCCGTCATGGACTACCGCAACAACGCCGTAGAGAACCCCAACGCACGAGCGATCTCGGACACCAAGATGAGATGCTTGGTTAAGTGTGTCGCGATGTGGGGGCTGGGCCATTACATCTATGCAGGGGAAGACCTCCCCGCAGACCCCCCGAAGCCCAGCCAGAAGGCGTCCAGCAAGAAGAACGGTAAGGCGAAGAAGAAGATCGTGGAGACTGTCGCCACGGAACTCGGAGCCAAGGAGGTTCCGGGTTGGAGTGGGATCATTGAGGCCAAAACCTACGAAGAGCTTGCCTCCGTGTACAAGGAAAACGTTGATTCATGGAAGAGTTTCGGTGAAGAAACGTACACCGAGATCATCAAAGAATGTTCCAAGCGTAAGGGACAACTCAAGAAGGAGATGGAAAATGGCAGCGCCTAAGAAACCGAACCAAGGGTATTTGAACAGCAACCGGAAGGGGAACGACAAGCACCCCGACTTCCGCGCAGAAGTTCCCGTGGACTCCAAGTTCATCAAGGGACTCGCGGACGCAGCCGGTGATGGTGGGGCCGTCATCTACATGGCGGGCTGGAAGGGAACGAGCCAGAAGACGGGAGATCCCTATGTCTTCCTGCGTCTGGACTCAGAGAAGTATGAGCCCCAGCCGAAGCCCAGCCCGAAGACCGGGCAAGGCCAGGACTCATGGGGTGAGGCAGAGCCCTTCTAATGCGAAGTGCCGGGTACCTTCGCTTCGTGCGAGGGAACCCGTGCTTGCTCTGCAAACGCCCCGCCGATGATGCACACCATCTCCGGCACGCTGATGGGGGGCTGTCCGGTTGGTCGCGAAAGAACTCCGACCGCTGGGCGGTCCCCCTTTGTCGTTTTTGTCATGATGAATGCCACAGGACCGGGGATGAAGAATTCTTCTGGATCAGGAAGAGAATCGATCCCATCGCTTGGTCTGAAACGAGTTACGCACTATGGAAAACACGAAAGACTACACCCTAGAGTTTGAGGCAGTGAAGACTTCCTTCCGACAAACGAAGGACGGCTACCACCTTACGTTGGTCCTGCACCCCAACGACGTTCCCCAAGACCTCTTCTCTTCTTGGGTTGGAACGAGGTACCAATGCGTTCTCGTTCAACTGGACGACGAGAACCATCCCGTCAAGACAAAGGAAACCGTTGAGCATGATGGCTTGGTTCAGCAGGCCGGGATGCTCTGCCGTTCCCCACGCTTCCAAGCATGGATAGAGAACATGTACGAAGAAGAAGACATGGAGAGGGATGCATGGGGTAGCAACAATGAAGAGAACACATCACGACTCTTGCGACATGCCTGCGCGATCAACTCAAGATCGGAGTTGAGAACGAACGAAAAAGCAAGGGAAGCATTCAAGCAACTGTACAATTCATTTATGGAACATGTCGGTGGGGGTTCGGTGGGTGGCTAGAGTCACCGGGAGGAAAGAGAACAGTGAGTGGTAAAGAAATTAGTATCGTCATAACTATTGGTGGGCTCACGCTATGCACGACAAAGGTCTACAAGTGGTGCAAGAAAGATGAGGACGGGAAGTACCGTCCCATCAAGGCTGATGACCGAGAGAGAGCCATCTTTGCGCCCCACCTTCCTCCGCCCCCGGAGGAAGAATGGAATGCAGTGACAGTCTCCGGGACTGAGGAGTACTACGAAGCCATGCTCGAGGGTGGCCCCCCGGATCTAGACGATGTTCTAGGTGGTGAACTAGCGGCGGTGATACCCATACGACCACAGGAGGGTGGGAAAAAGGCACTAAAAAGATGCCGCAGATGTGGAGGAAGTATTCGCGCAAGCCTTAGTGGGGGCGACCTCTGTCATACCTGCGTGCTGTGTGAAGAAATCACAAAAGACAAATGACGGGGAGTTTACTTGATGACTCTTACCATCCAAGGGTTGGCTCCCCACTGGGACATGAACGACGAGATTCGTGCTGTCTGCCATCGAACCGGAACCGCTGAATATCGTAACTGGTTTACGTCCGCTGGTTGGTTCAATATTGGGGCAATCCTGTCCGAACGAGGGTTTAGCGTTTACGAAATTGAATGCATTCTGCGATCAGAATTAATGTGGGATGCAATCCCATCAGGCAAACAATGGGGACATTGCAACAGTGCAGACTTTGAACGAAAGCACGGAGAAATCATGGTAAGCCCCGAAGCCTTTCGGGAATCTGTGGACAACGAGATGCTCGATAAAATAGAAGAGCTAGAAAAGGAAGATCAATAGATGCCTAGAGATGGATCATGGAAGGTGGGGGCCGCAGCGAGGATGACAACGCTCCTCTCAGACGCAATGAATGCAGTAGCGGGGGACCGCATGGAGGATTACGGAGCGCCATCAGAGAACTATAAAAGAATTGCTGGGTTGTGGAATAGCTACTTCCATTGCGACTTCCCAGACAAGGGAAGGGATCTAAACGAGATAGATGCAGTGGTGCTAATGATCCTCACGAAGATTGCGCGACTCGTTGAGTCGCCGGATCATTACGATAGCTGGAAAGATATTGCGGGATACGCAGCGGTGGGATGGGCGGTTTCGTCAGCACCAGAGGGGGAGAAGAAAGATGAGCCGACCCTACGAAAAGTTGAGTGAAGAAGGAACCTACTGGAACATTCGCGTTCCGGTCCGATATAAAACCAAGGCCCGAAAGCTGGCTGAAAGACTCGGGATAAGTCCAGCAGCAATAGCGAGAAATGGAATCAGGAAAGAACTAAAATTCCTAGAGTCCAAGAAAAAAATTGCGAAGCCTAGAAAATGAACAACTTAGATCGACTAAGCAAGAAGATAAACATAAGGCCCAATGGAAACATAAGGCGTTCCATGAAGCATCAGTTTGAGGACAATCTAATTTGCAAGTACTGTGGTAAGAGGTGGCGTGAGCATCAATCGGAACCGTCAATGTGTGAACGGTTCGTTGTCAGTCCATCAAAGACTCCCAAAGAGCCCCGTGTTCCGCAGACCAAATCGCCCCATGATCCCCATGTACCCGACTCCGTGACTCCTCCGCAGTCTCATTCGCCGCCCACGCCAAGCAATGAGCCAGTTCGTGAAGGAATACAAACAGAGCTAGATCACGACTGTGAACGTGCGGAGCCAGGAGATCCCGGTTCAAGCGAATAAGGAATGTCATCCCCCCTTTGTATTGCTTTAGGGATGCATCCCCCCAATCGTCGGCGTCCATCTTGAGCCACTTGATCTTGATCGGGTAGGCGGGCTCATGCCCAGCGAACAGGGCCTTGCCCAGCATCGTCATCACCAGCCTCTTGGTTTCAGTTGCCCACCTCTTGGCAGCCTTCTCGTCATTCAACGAAGACGGGGGCTCGGATAGTTTCGTCGGCAAACTTTGAGCTAATGAGTGAGAAACTTTGCAGCGGCCTTTCATGACTTTGTACCTTGATTCCGAATTTGTTGGGTCCAATCAATGAACCATTCACGATGATCTTCCCGGTAGAGCTTTCAAAGCTGTGCCAATGCCCCATGATGTCCCGGTCTGCCCGTAGGTGCGGATCCTGATTCCACTTCAGGTGGGATTTACTCAGGGGAACCGCGAGCCCCCCAATCCCACCTTGGTACCGACCGCTCCAGTCCCCGTGATGAACCCGTATCTTCATGCCGTATACATCAAGGATCGTATGGTAAGTGGGTTCAATCACCCAATCGATTGTCTTGTCTTTCTCAAACTCGGCGGCAAGAACATGGTACAGGAGCCACTCAAATGAGTGCTTGTGCGCCGTGGAGATCCTAGGCCGTAGGGTGGTACGGGAATGGTTGCCAATCTTCCCAACAACGGTGAGCTTCTCAAAGTCTCCGTTGTCCTGTAGGAAGTGGATCAGGGCAGAGATCCTCTCCCGCAACCAGAGAATGGATTCCACCGGGGAAAGGCTCGTGGTTTCCACAAGCTCCTCATGGATGTGCCCGGTGTAATGATCCCCCAATAGAAGGAGGATCCCCTCCTTCACCTCGGTGTGGGCACGGGCGGCATTGACCAACGTGAGAGAGTTCTTTCCGAAGTTGTAGATCCTCTCCTCTGCTACATCCAGCGTGTACAGGGCACCCGGTGCCGTCTCCTCTCCGACCTCCTCTTCAACGTGCCAGTCGCTCGCAATCATGATGGGAATCGATTGTGACTTCTTCTGGCGCTTCGTGGCTTTGAACTTGATCGGGGAGCGGGGCTCCCCCATAGCGAGCAGAGTGTCAATTCGTGTCTCTGCGATCTCGAGTTCCTTCTTGGCTTGGACAGCGAGTCGTTTCCATTCCCCCTGACTTCTCTTTACCCTGTCCAGAGCTAGCTCTCGACGTACCGATGCCCTTTCTTCCTCATCATCCTTCGACTCACGCAGAATGTCCTCGGGGCTTTTAAGTTTTATTTTTTGCTTTTTCGCCATAACCAATACGCATCGTTGACCTGCCGTCCGTCAACAACGATTCCCAAAAATTGTGAAAGTTCTTCCGCGATCTTCCTGAACGACAATGAGATTTCATCTGAGTCTTTCAGTTGGAATAGCTTATCCAACCATTCAGAAACTTCAGGGTTTTCCCTTATCAATTCAGTTACCAAGACCTTGCGGGGATGGAGATTCTTCATCTCTTCTATGTCGGTTAGTTTCTTCTTCACTCCCGCATCCTCGCAATTCCTCGGCAGTACCTCTCGATCTCACCGATCCATTGCTCCAAAGCAGAAATGGGCGATGACCCGCTAGGATCATCACCCATCAGAGATGCGAGTTCGTTAATCGCACCAGGAGACGCAGGTGGACAGGGAGGTGGCTTACCTGCCCATGTCGCGCAACCGCTTGATAAGATCGCGACCGCGAGCAGCGGGACGACTAGCCTCTTCATCGAAAACCTCCCTCCTGTCTTGGCCTTCTCGTAAGGCGTTCCTCTCTGCAATCGATTTGCCACTAGACTTCGAGACCCGGACCACGATAAAGATCAGGATCCCAATGACCGCAACAAGACCACCTACGAGATAAAGCGAAGTCATTGAGATTTACTCGTCGTCCTTGTTCTTTGCCTTGAGAATGTTGAGCCCAAGGAGATTCAAAAATCCCAGGAGCTTGTTGAGCAAATCATTGTCCACCTTCGTGGGTGTGATGGCGGCAATCGCTGCCGCCAACGCAATGATCTTAGAGCCAATATCGATAACTGTGTCGTAGTTTCCTGTAATCCATTCCATGGTTATTTTACCTTTCCATGTTGTATTGAATAATGATTGCCATCTTTGAACCGTCCGCCCCAAGCAAAGGTCACCTTCTCACCATTGTATTCTCCAGTGAAAGATTCCCAGAACTGTCCCAAGGGAAGATGGTCCGATGTCTTGCTCAAGTACTTTCCCTCCTTAAAGAGATTGATGTCCGCAGCAAGCTTCCTCGTGTGGTTGCTGTTCGGAAATCCCTTTCGAGTGGCTTCTTCTTTCGACCGAAGGACTTCACCCATACGAACTTCGTATCCTCGAAAGATCGCGTACTGGAGCAGTAACCCCAGCGCGCGCGAAAACAATTCTTGCTTCTTGCCCAATGTCATTTTCTTTCCCTTAACGGTTGAAGGCTGAGAACGGGAAGGGGAGATCGAGGGGAACGTTGGCCCTCTCTCTGGTTTGCTCGAGATCCTTGAGGATCCTCTTCTGTAGTTCTTTAATGCGATCTTGGGCACGTTTCTTCTCCGCTCCTGTCTTGTTGCTGTAGATGACTGCACGCTCATGCTTTCTCAGTTCTTGGATAGAGCGATTCATTGCCTTCCTGCGCGATGCTGTCTGCATAAGACCAAGGTTGTCTTTCATGAGTTCCCTGGCTTCCTGAATGCGTCCCTGCTTCTTCAACGCCAGAACTGAATTGACAAGTTCCTCTGATGCCGCTCGGAACTCATAGAATTCTGCGAGGCGACCCCCTCCGTTCTTCCCTTGCCAGAACCTTCTGAACATGGGCATCTTGTCTACGGGCATGTTGGGTCGTGTTGGGTAATCGGTCATTGGTCTCAGTGCTGCATCTGAAGCAAAGAGTATGTAGGAGCCAATGGTCCCCGTGTACCCACGCAAGACATGCTCAATCTTTGATGGGGATGCATTGAAGAGATCACCCATAAGCAACGCAAACGTATTCGTGTAGGCACCTGATTGTAGTTCAGGCTTTAGCTTCTCTTGGAAGTACGGGACAATCGGTCGTCCCGTAAAGAACGAACGATTCATGTAGGATTCATATAGTGGCTTGATTGCCTGCGGCACGGGGTTGAACTCAAACGTAACCATCATGCCACGCTTGATTGCGTCAGTGGTCTGACGCATGTCCTGCTTGCCAGCGATTAGCTCAAGCATCAATTCGGGAATCGTGAAGGCGATCAACCCGACCTCGAAAGGCTTGGGGATCTTCAACGATCCGGGCAGGAGCCCGAAGTTCGGAAGGATGATGTTGTCCTGACGAACCTCCGGTCGTGCATCTCGGTACTCTTCGTCATCCTTCACGAGGAACCAGTAGGTAGCCGCAATCGCAGCGAGCGTTCCCATCCGTGCAATGAAGGCGAGCTGTGCTTTCTTTTGAAGGACCGCCTCTACGTCGGAACTGTACCGACCCATCCCTGCACGGTAGAGAACGTCCAGACCCTGGACTCGTGCATTGAGGAAGGGAACGGCGGCGGTAATGTAACGAGCGATCTTTGAGTTACCTCTACGCGAGAAGTTAATGATCTCTTGCGCTTGGTACTCAGCCTCTACCTCCGCAATATCCACACCGTACTCTGGCGTAAGTCTCTTCAGAACATCTTCGTAGACCGCTTGGCGTGTCGCCATGTCGGTCTTGGTAGTCAAGTCCCCAGCCCAGTCCCAGATCTTCGTTGCCGTCCTCCAGAACTCGTTCGCGGGATCCTCGAGAACGCCTTCTCGCATCCACTGCTTATCTACCGCATCTTTGGCGCTTCGCATGTCTCTTCCGAAGTCGAAGCCCATGTTCAGGCCGACATTCCTCAGTGCATTCCAGCTTTCCTCGTTCTCCTGGTCTGATGAAATATGCTTAAACGTATCAATGAATGGGCGGAATTCTGAGCCACTCGTTGCCCACGCAGAAACGGTGTCCCGAAGAAGATTCGCAAGCATGAAGTCCGGGGAGCGGGTAACCATCTCACGAAGGAAGGTTGAGGGTGCCGCAATGAAGGACAGGTAGGGAAGCTTACCGTCAGTGAATCCCTCCAATGAATTGTGGAGAAGATCATCGGTGACTTCATACTCTATTTCGATTCCATTCTCGCGAACAACATGAACATGCCCAACAATTGGATCCCCCTTCACCTCCGGGGGTCGCTCAATCATGTTGCCGTCTTCGTCCCAATCCGGAGGGCTATCGACCCGGTACTTGCCCTTTACCCCTAGCTTCCTCGCAAGCCCAACGTATATTGCATCCCGCATGGTCTTCTCTGCGGCGTCGTTCTTGATGGCACTCGTGATTGCAGCCAACGAGTTGTGGAGAATCGTAGACATGGGATCAAGTACCGGCTTCTTACCCTCCACTGCCTTCTTGGATACCGGGACACCCGTAATGGATCCGATCACCGCCTTGGGGATTGCTGGGTTCCCCTTCCTTGCCGTATCGAGAACGGCCTCGATGAGACGGTTCTCCTTACCCGATGACTCCTCCTCCCACTGACGATAGAAGGGAAGGTAGTCCCCATACTTCATCCACATAGCACCCACTTCAGGACTGATAACCCCTGACTTCATCAGGAACTTTACGAACCCATCGTTCCATGCATTGAAGTTTGCGTCCACTACCTCAATGATCTTTGCCTGCTCATGGAACCAGTGTCCCGGATTTGCATAGGTACCGTCGTCATTCTTCTCGAGTGCCTTATCGTAAATGTCAATGTAGTTCTGCTGTTCATCCGGAGTGAGTTGCCGGAGTCCCTCATGGAGTAACTCATCCGTCTTGGGGTCACGAATATCCCCTCTACCCTCTTCCCTGAATCGCTTTTCCCTACGCGCCATACGAAGCATTGACCAGTTGTAATAGAGATTCTCCCCAAGGTGATTCCTGAATAGAGGACGGAAAATATGGGAGAACCCACCGAAGCCATCGGTGACGGCACCGGTCTTGGGGTCAATGATCTTGATCGCCAGCTTCTGCACTTGGGCACGCCCCGCCTTCCATACGGGGATCCCTACGTTGACCGCCGCCTGGAGGAGGCCCGCTGCGCGGTCTGACCGGTACGCCGCGGCCCACGAAGATTGACCTGCCATTGTGCGGAGAAGGATGTCCCTTTCACTCTTCCCCTCCTCACGCATCTTCTTAACGATTCTTTCCTCCATCCCCGCGATGCTCGCGTACTTGTCCACGAACTTCTGACGCAGGAGGGGAAGCCACTTGTCCAACTCCTTCCCCTTCAGTACATCCATGATGAGGTCAAAGAACGTGGTCTTCTCGGGGATCTTGATGTAGTCCGAACTCGTCTTTCCGGCAGGGAGTACCTCAGAATCCAATCGGGAGGAGTACTTCTCGACGCCGATGTAGAACGGCTTCCAGTCGTTCTCCGACATCTTCTCGCCCTCGATCTCTCCTCGAGCGATCTGCTGCGCGCGTTCACTCGCGGCAGTGTTGATGCGGGGGATGGACCCTATACTGCTGTACTTATTCGGGGGTACGAGTTCTTCTTCGATGGTCTTCCCGTCGATGGTCTGGATCTTGATCTTCTCTTCATCCCAGATCACGAAGTTACGGGTGCCTGAACCTTCCACGCGACTCATCTGATCCAAGTACATCGAGCCGGGGATGCCAACTTCAAACAAAGCCTTAGAAACTTGCTCGTCAGAACCTAATTCAGATTCCATCTCTTCGATGAACTCCAAACCACTTGGGTTGAAATTCTCCCTATCCAACCTAGACAAAGAATCCCTAACCTTCTCACTCTGCATACTTAACGGCTTGTCGAGATCGAGAAGGTCTTCCTTATTCAAGTCGATAGAGACATTGTATAAGGAGGAAGATTTCTCCTTACCCTCGGCGAATTGATTTCTATATTTAGACCATACTCTTCTAGCCGTTACATTACTTTTGCTGATATAGTTATCGAGTTGATCCATTGAAGACATCTGGGATGCTTCTGCAAGTATCCACTCCATTACTTCTCTCTCATTCTCGGGAAGTACTGAGAGTGCGGGTCCAAATTTACGTCCTATTTCATCAGTCCACAGAGAATCTATATCCTCATCCTTCCAAGTCAGGTTCCTTTCTGGTGCCTCCCCATACCACTCGGCGGTACTTTTTTCTTCAGCAAAATACAGCCCCCATCCATATGCCTGAGACCCTTCTCCTGATCCCATCTTCTCAAGCAGGAACTTTCTGAATAGATGCGGGGATCCGTGGTACGCCGCCATGGAGAGCTTATCGGGAACTATTAAGGCATGGGGTTCAACGGGGATACCGGGCATAATGTCCGAGACATTGCGGGTACCCAGATCGGTTTCTGGATTTATGAATTCGACATACACCGTGTTCCCAATGGATATTGCGTTGGTTCCACCAGTGACTTCCTGACCCGTCCGCTTGTTGTAGAAGAAGGGGGCCTTGTGGGGGTTGAACCCAACCGGGGTCCATTTATCAATGTTGTCAGGGAAACGACCTTCCTGAAGATCCTTATCCTGAACCAACATCCCCGCCACAACGGCGAAGGGGCCCTTGTCGTTCCCCTCTGTGCGAACCTTTTCGGCAGCATTCTCGCGCTGTATATAGTTTGAGTCAAAGTCAACTTTCCCGCTAAGTCGAACGACCGAGTCATAGCCTATGGCCGGATACCATCCCTTCTCCGGATGGACGGTTACTCCGTACATCCCAACGCCATCTTCATCCACTGTATTGTTGAAGAATGAAATGTCGATCCTGAGTCGCACGTTCTGTTGACCAATCAATCGGTTAGCCCAAATCTTCCCTATTTGATTGGACGCTAGGAATTCTTCTAGCTGGCTCTTTGTTGGTATCCGGGCTTGTCTGGATTTAAGATGCTCTGAATTCAGAATGTTCCCAATGGGTTCCCAGAAGCGGGACTCCTTGGCGGGGACCAAGTCAGCTTCATCAACACGGGATTCCTTGGTGGGGATGTCAACCTTCTTGCGGGCGTCGATTTCCTCCAACGCAGCCTTCTGCATCGCCTCGCCCTCTTCATAGGTAGACACATACATCCCATCCGATGTGGAGTAATCCTTTCCGGAGTATGGATCGTTTACCATGAAGACAACGTCGGGCTCACCGTTGTTGTACATGTCGTACACGGCTTTATCCCAACCTTCCGGCTGGTACTCGTCAGACCACTTGAGTCGTGCTACGGCCCTGAAGTTGGAGTCAGAGTAAATGCCCGGTAGGACCGTATCGAATGCATCTAGCCTTCTTCCGCCTTCGTCAATCGCAACGGAAAGTAGTGCTGATGCAGTATTGCCATCCTTGTTCCCTCGGTAGGGAATCTTGAAAACAGAAACGACATCGTTGCCATTCAACGCAAACCCAGACATTCCATCTTCTGATATGAACAACCTGTAGTCGCCCATGTCATCAATGTCAGGAAGCGTTACTGATGCAGCGTACCTATTCTTTTTCTTTGCTTCACCAAGGAATTTCAGGAAAGCATTCTTGGACTGCTCCATGTCGTCCAATCGGAGAACGACAGGGTAACCAGTTACGTTCGGGATAAATTCAATTCCCGATAGCTTTCTTCCGCGAACTACGCGACTGAATCGATCTCCTCGTCGGTAGTCTCCGGGTTTATCGACTTGACGTAACGTTTCAGTTCTTCGTAGCTCTGTGATCTCCTTCGCGACTCTCCCTCGTTCGACACGTTCGTCAAGTCTCCCTGCTGCCCTGCGGAGGTCGGCTGCGAAAGTGCGTGCTGCAACTCCAGGGTCTGCGTCTCCAACCTCTCCCCTTCTTTCTCTATCGAGTCGAGCAGCTTCCCTACGCTCTCTTGCAAGCCTAAGTCCCTTGCCATAGCCACCTCCTCCTTTTGTCTTTGGTAGTCCAAGGATCTTCCCATAGACCTCGTTTGTAAACAACAGGGCAAAGTCTGGCGTTTCAATCAGCCTATCTACGTCTGGCCCTCCCTGCTCTACAACAAGCTCTACGGCAGTCCTCTGTTCATCAGCAGAAAGCCTCTGCTCTGTAATTGCCTTCGCCCACGACC